TTTCAGTAATATTATGAGATACATTCTGTAAATTAACTACGGAACTATCTGGATGGTCTAGCTCACCCATTGCACGAGATTGTTTTATAAAATTTTCATCATAATTTTTTGCTTCTCTGGTTAATATCTCTCTTGGATACACTCTACCATTTTGATTCTTTGCATCTGCTCGTTGTAAAATACCTTTAACAACTAATTTACCATTATTTTCTTTCATGGATTCATTTATTTGTTGTGCAGATATTTCAAATGGTATATAATCTACTATAAGTTGCCTCATTATTTAACCCTTTTCGTTATTTTAACCATATCTTTCATAAAAGATGTTACGTGTTTAGTGTAAGATTTTATCAATTCGTCTTGTAGTTTATGATTTTTAGGATCTGCCTGTAATCTATCAGACAAATCATACATTGCTTTACGATATTTACCTTCTATGTTTCCTATTTTTTGAGAAAGTTTTCTTGCCTTAGCTACGTCCTTTGCATCTTCATTTACGGATTCATCAAAATCAAAATCAAATTCATCTTCCATATCTTTCATTGCTTGAGCTCTGGCTTCTTCATCATCTTCCCAAGAATCTGCATCAGTTTTACCCGCTGTATCATCTGTTGCTGCTTTTGGTGGTGAACCATGTTGTTTTATATAATTTGCTTTAGTTTTATCACTTGCATCTGCCCACCAACCTGATTCTACTACATAAGTGTGAAGTTTTTCTGTTACACCTTCATTCACTTTTTCATATCCACTACCACTAGCAACTGAACTTCTTCTATCTTTACCTTTACCACTAAATGCTCGAGGTGTATCATAATGACCTGTTCCAGTTCCATCAATACCTGCAGAAGCAGTTGTAGAGACCTCTTCAATCTCTTTTCTGATTAAAGTTTGTATTAGTTCTGAAAACTGTCTTTTACTTATTTTGGTGGACATTATCCAATTCCTTAATCAATTCATAGTACCTCATTAAAGCCACAACGTGTGAATCTTTTACAAAATTACATCTGGTAGAAGTTTCAGTATGTGAAATAGCTTCATTCAATTTAATTTTGGTAATTTTATCATCTATTTTAGTTAAATGAGATTTTAAAATCTTCTTTACTTTTGCAACTTCAGTATCTATGAAATCTTTTAAAGAATTAGTATTAGATAGATTATTGATATATTCTCTCAATAAATCTTTTTGATTTTCATTTAGATTGCTGTATTTTTTATTAAATTTATCAATCAATAATTGATAAGTTAAGAGTCTAATGTCCTCATCTTGAGTATTAAATGTAGGTTTGAACGATTTTTTAATAGAACCATCTATTGCATTAATATTTTCCATTAATGTTACTTTACTATCAGTCTCTATTACTGGCCCATAATCTTTACGTGTAGCTTCACCTTCAAACAAAGTATAAATTGATGCTAAAATTTTATAATTTGGTAATTTCGTATTAAAGAAATCTTTCATACTAAAACACTCTTTAATTGTCTTAATAAGATTATATTTTTCGTTTTTTAATCTACGATTAGAAAGTTTTCTACGATTTTTTGACACCGCCTCAATTAATATTTCTGCATGCTTTAAATTTTTGTATTTTTTCTCTATTAAAACCTTATATAGTTCATTTTCTTTACCTAATTCAGTATTAATATTAAAAAATTCTTTTAATATTTTTATAGCAGAACTGTTTTTTTCATTGTTCAACACATCAACAGTTATTTGACGTGTTAACAATTCAAACAAAATCCCAGTATTTTTAATTTTGTTATGTTTTTTATTATAGGACATTAATTGCTCCGTTCAATGAATTTATCGTACATATATAAATATAAAAACTTCAAATAAATATACATTTATATGCTATTCTTTATTTACAAAGTCTTTATACTCATTATCAATTTCTTCTGACTCTGTTGTCTCTTTTAGTATTTGTTTTTTACCAATCTTCAAGGTTTTTTTCAATGCATCGTAATGAGAAAGTGCTAATGGTACTTTACCTTTACCCAATGGATTTCTATCTCGTGCACTACCATCTTTACCATACTTACTCATTTCCTTTGGTCTACCTGCTCCACCCTTATCAAATAATGAACCCATAGGCGATTCTTCATCTTCTGGTGGTCGTCCACCTGCTCCACCTTCTCCATCTTCGGCTGGAGTCGTTCCAATGGTTGCCAAATCACTTGGTGTACCGACTGCCTCTTCACTTTGAACTGGATCATTACCCTCAACCGCAATTTGTTCAAATCTGAACTTCTGTTTTTGATCTGTTACCAATTCTTTCTCTAATTCTACAATCTCATCATTACTAAAATTAAAAATATTTTTATATACCCAATCCGATGGTAATAATGCATTATCTTTCATATCACGAGCTAAAGTAACTTTATTTCCCCACAATTCAAGTTTTTCTTGTTCATAAATTGTAGATGGATTAGTTAATTTCAATTCAAAGTTTACTAACTCTTCATCTGTAAACCCTTGAGAATATAGATGAACTACTGCAATCTTTGTTAATTCACTTGTTATAATTCTTTGAATTCTTTCAATAGTACGAGCAAATCTTACATCTTCTGCTGCAAGTGTTGCTTTACTTCCAAGTGATTCTTCATATCCTAAAAATGCTTTTGGAATACGAAGGGCTGCCAACATACGATTTTTCAAATATTCTAAATCATCGGTAGTTTCATATTGCATTCCAGGTAAGGATTCAACTGATGTTCCACTATCTCCACCACGAACTGGCATAAAGAAATCTTCAGTTAAGTTCTGGATATTAAATTTCAAATTATAATCACCAGTATTCTCATCAATAAATGGTGTTTTCTTCATCTTATTGATAATTCGTTGCATATAATTGTCAACTTCGTTTGGTGGTATGTTTCCAATATCAACTTTAAATACTCTCTTCTCTGGTGCTCTCATTACACGATGTATTAACATAGCATCTTCCATCAATGTAACTTGTTTCCAAACTTTTCTAGCACCTTCTAACTGTGATTTACCATAAGGAACTAAATTACTATCACTTGCAAGTCTAAAGTGGGCTATTTGAAAATTTTCAAATTCAACTTTACCATGTTGAGATTGATTCCTATGTAAATAAGGATGAGTTGCTTCCATAGTCTCTAAATAAAATTTTGTATAATATGGATTCTCTGGGTCTTCGCCTTCTGAACGAATAACTTCATAAGGTGATAATGGAATCACATTTGTAATTCCATACTTATCATTGATATCTAAATATAAAAAGAAATCACCATACTTACACATATTTCTTACCCATGGCCATAAATTGAATTCAATATTCATAATATCATAAAATAAGTTATGTAGAATTTCATAGAGATTATCATTATCAGTCTGAATCTCTATTACATTTCCATACTCACTTTTCATTGTTGATTCATCCGAGTAAATATCAAGTGCAGATGATATAATTGAATCCGAGTCCATTGTTTCATAATCTTTAAATAACCCAAGTCGTGCAGCCATTACTTGGTGCACTGTTGAATATCCCGTACCAATCATATCTAATCCACTATGTAGTTTAGAATATCTATCTACGAGATGACTTCGCGCCCCATGTTGTAACATATCGGTGTCTGCAATTTTTAATTTCTTACCACCAACATTTCTTACTATTACATTTGTACTAAATAATCGTTTTAACCGACCAAATAAAGTTTTATCAGCCATTTTTTACCTCACTTATAAGAGCCATTCTAAAGACTCTTTATTTTGATTAACATCCCATTCCCAGGAATCATTTTTATGCTCTTCTGGTGTATAAAGACCATCGATATCTTGAAATCTACTTAACGTTTTTTTAGTTATCTCAATACCCTCTTGTCTTAGTCGCAAAGCTGTATCTCTAACCCACAAACCAATAGCAAAAGACATAACTAAATCATCGTTATATCCTCGCATTGCTTCTGCTCTGTTATTATTATAGATAAAAGTAAATAATTCATCTATTAACCTATTAGAATGAATTACTACTGATTCATCTCTAAAATATTCCTCTAATTTTGCAATAATTAAAGGTCTTGACCTTGCGGTGGTACTAAACCCTGCCACCATATTTCTTTCTGCCGCTCTATATCGGTTACTCACCTGATGTTGAACGTCAATATATTGTAAATCTTTGCTTGTATAAAATAGATTAGGATAATCCCTATCTATTACTTGTTGGATGGTTGCCCAACCAATATTATTGTTTTCTATAATTAGTAAAGCATCGTTATATTCTGTTGCAATACTCACTAACATATTTCCAAAATCTTTAGTAGGAATCCTACCTTTATACTCTGCCACTTGTTCAACTTTTTCTACATCAATCACGTGAAAGGCACTATAATCGGCACTATCTCCACGACCAACATCTGCAGATACCACATAATTCTTTGTATAATTTGGCGGCTCCCATACCCAAATGTTACTATCTATACCACGTTTTTCCATTGGATCCTTAACCATTGACTCTCTACATTGTTCTAAAATAACACCATCAATGACTGAAGTACCAGAAGTAATAAAATCACAATCACATTCTTGTGCTGCACTCTGCATACCTAATAATGAATCTTGTTCATCTCTCCATGTTTGATCTCTATCTGGATGTACCGTCCAATGTAATTTAATAAAATTAAACATTCCACGACCTTCTTCGGCCTCTACCCAAGTTTTATGAAACCAATTACCAACACCATTTGGTGTGGAAAGTGCTATACATTGTCCACCAGTAGTTAAAGTTTGTTGTGCTGCAGTCCATATCTCATCAATTTTATCAATAAATGCCGCCTCATCTAATATTAATAATGATAGGGCTTCAGAACGAGCTGCTTCAGGTCCTGAAGAAACTGCCTTAACTTGTGAACCATTCATATATCTTAGATTCAACTTGTTATCCTCAACACACTTCTGTTTTAACCAACTCGGTAAGTTTGCATGCA